ACCTGTTAACTCAGTATGCATCTCCTCTTTCCGCAGCCGCAGCAGCCGCCGATTCACTTTCGGCCAAGTTCGCTAGGCAGGTGGATGAGTTTTCCGGCGACCTCGCGCGTAAGAGTTCACAGAAGTCTAAGCAATACGGCGATCTCGCCGATAGACTTCGAAAGCAAGCTTCTGATCCTCTCACCGTAGTTCCTGTTCCCTTTGCTGGAGGTATCTCCATTGCAGATATCGAGACTCGCGAAGATGATGTGGATCGGACTGGTGATATTTTCAATATCGGTGAAACGGATTCAACGAAAGGTCAGGGTCTGAAAGATCAGGCGGATTCGAGAGGTTAATTCTAACAAGTAAGGGCTATCTAAGATGTCACTCAGCATACGAGTAAAAGTCACTGAGGACAAAGCGGCCAAGAAAAGGTTAGAGAGAATAAGAAGGGCTTTGATCAAAGCAGCTAGGTCTCATGTAGAGGTTGGCTATTTTGATGGAAGACCTCATCCAAAGACCGGCGAGTCGGAAGCGACAGTCGCCGCGATAAATGAGTTCGGAGTTCCAAGTCTCAATATACCTGAGCGTCCTTTCATGGCCGCGACAGCTCGTAACACAGCCGTAGGTATGAAGATAGCTTCCGAGATTAAATCTGCACTGACAGGTGCAAAGAATCCGTCTAGCATATGGAGTCCGATAGGTGGGTTTTATGCTCGCGAAGTTTCCTTAGTGATTGAGGGATTCTCACAGCCGCCGAATGCTCCTTTAACTATCTCTTTGAAGGGTTTCGATGATCCTCTCGTAGAGACCGGACATATGAAAGATAATGTCCAATGGAGAGTTAAGTGAGCGACAGCACTGTAGCAATATTTGAAAGTATTCCTGGCAAGACAGTTTCGAGAATTCGTCATGCTGCCAGTGGATACGACACTGCCGGCGATTGGATTGTCGGTGGCGAAACCCCGACCAATATCGATGTCATAGTTCATCCGATTACAGGTAAGACCAGTCTCTCCGAGAGAATGATCAGAGAGATAGGCAATAACCGGGACAGGAAGTGGGTAGTTATTTATTCACCTCCGCTAGATAGTCTGGATACGATCGCCTGGCGAACTTCGAGCGAAGCTGGCCAATACGAAGCGGACATCATGGTCTACAAATCAGATCGTTATGAGATCATGATGGTCGATGATTGGGAAGCCGGTGTTCTTGATCACATCAAGGCAATAGCTGTGAAGCAGGATTTGCGTGATGTCGATTAATACTGAGAAAATTGAACAAGAGCTTGTTCCAGTCTTCCAGGGTTTATTCCCTACATTTGTTCCGGATCCTCTCATTGACATAAGAGTCATCCGAGGAGAGCAGTCAAAACCCCGACCCGACGAAAGAACTTATGTCGATGTTAGGGTAACAGATTTCCGACAAGTCGGTAGAGAATCAGTTGGGCCTACAGACGCCATAACCAATCTCACCAGAATTGTAGCGAATTACCGACTTGAGATTCGCGTTCGGTCTAGTGGACTCAAAGCAAAAGAAGCAATGAGCACTATCCAGTTCGGCTTGAATCGTCCAGATATTCTGGAATCTTTTGAAACCCTCGCTACACACCCGATCGCCCTACAAAGCGATCAAGATATAATTCATATCCCCTTACTCACGGAAACTGAGTGGGAGGAGAGAAGCCAGATGACAATCGTTTTCTACCTGGAGACAGAAGAGAACATCGACCTCGGCAGGATCGAGCGGTTGGATGATCTTACAGGTACTTTATCGGGCGCATCTTCACCAATTAACGTAAGTACGGGTCCGATCATAAGGCCATAGTACAGGAGCTGATTAATGTCATTATCAGAAGTTGTAAATGTCAATGTCAATGTCGAGACTTCGGCTGTCTCAAGAGCAGCTTTCGGTACTCAGTTGCACCTTGGCTTCCACAAAGTTTTCACAGAGCGTTTCCGCAAGTACACTAGCGTCAAGGGCTTGACCGACGATGGTTTTGCTGCGACTTCTGTTGAAGTAGCGGTCGCTACCGCTGTCTTCAGTCAGGACATCACGCCTACATCTCTTTTTATCGGTCGGCGCCAGACGGATAAAGTTGTCGTTACCGTACCTACGGTAGTTGATAATACCCTTTACAGCGTTACGATCAACGGAACGCAGTTTGACTTCACTTCAGGTTCCAGCACAACCGCTATCCTGATTGCAACCGGCCTCGTTGCTGTTATTAACGGCGGCGCTGAACCGGTTACTGCCACGGACAACCTCGACGGAACTTTTGATCTTAATCCAGATGTAGCCGCTACGCCTTATAGTGTTACGGTTACTGCAAATCTTCTTGTTACCCCTGACCTCGCCGGCGCCGAAACGCATACTGTTGCGATCTCGGCAATTCGGGATGTTGAGGATAGCTGGTACGCTCTCTCAGCATCCAGTCACCTCGTAGCTGATATCGAGGAAATCGCCGGTGTCATTGAAACGCTGAAGAAGATTTACGTCTATTCAACGGACGAGGCCGCGGCTATTACGTCTGCGACGACCGACATCTTCTCTACCCTATCTGCTCTCAACTTCGACAGAGCTTGCGGTATATTCGATCCAGATGCTGATACAGCTTATCCGGAAGCGGCCTTGCTGGGTGTCATGCTTCCGAAAGATCCGGGTTCTGCAACGTGGGCATTCAAGACTCTCGTTGGTCAGGATGCTGATGCTCTTACTCCTACCGAGAGTTCAAATGCCCGCGGTAAAAACGGTAACACATATGAGACAATCGGTGGCGTCGATGTAACTCGATTTGGCACAAGTGCTGAGGGCGAGTTCATGGACATCATTCGAGGTGTTGATTGGCTGGAAAGCCGACTACAGGAACGCATCTTCGCTAAACTCGTAGCTGCCGATAAGATTCCTTACACCGAACAGGGCGTCGCAATCATCGAAGCAGAAATTCGTGGTCAACTTCGAGAAGCAATTGATGCCGGTGTAATTGCGGCCGATCCAAAATTCGTAATCACAACTCCGGTAGTCGCGGATATCACATCAGTCGTTAAGGCTACTCGTGCTCTCCCAACTATCACTTTTACAGCAACTCTTGAAGGCGCTATTCACAAAACCACAATCACTGGTTCTGTAAACGTCTAAGGATAAACAATGGCTACCAAAACATATTCACCTAAGAGAGTTGAGCTTATCATCAACGGCGTCCCAATGAAGGGGTTCGCGGACGGTACTTTCATCAGCGTAGAACGAAGTAATGATGCATTCTCTACCAACGTCGGCGCCGATGGCGAAGTCTCCCGAACACATTCTTCGGATAAGACCGGTAAGGTAACGCTTACGCTTCAACAGACTTCAGAGTCGAATGACTTCTTGTCTGCCCTCGTCATCCTTGATGAAGAGACTTTAAAAGGTCAATTCGCCCTTCTCTTGAAAGATACCAATGGCACGACGATTTGCGAATCTCCGTCTGCATGGATTGACAAGGTTGCGAATGCCGAGTTCGGCGCCGAGATTTCAGATCGCGAATGGATCATCTCATGTTCTGAGCTGGTTTCCTTCGTTGGTGGTAATAACTAAGTGAGTACAGAAACAATCTAATATACCCAGTAGGGTATAAAACCTAATTATACCGGTAGGGTATATCCTGATTGACAGCAGGAGAAAGAAAAAATGCAAAGCACAACAGAGTTAGTAATCGGTGACGTAGAGTACAAGATCACTACGTTCCCAGCGTTTAAAGGTTTAACGTACCTTCAGAAACTTCTGAAAATCGTTGGTCCGGCTATCGGTGAAATTTTCTCCAATGCTTCAGAAGGCGAGAATGGTTTCGAACTCGATATAGAACAAGAGGCGTTGTCCACAGCTATCAAAGAACTGACGGCGAACTTGGACAAAGGAAATGTCGCACAGCTCGTGCAAGACATGATCAAAGCCTCTGTCCTGAAGAATGGCCAGCCCTTGCAGTTTGACCAGGAGTTCTCCGGAAATTACGGAGTTATGATCAAGATACTGGGTACCATTATCAAGGACAACTATGCGAGTTTTTTCGAAGACGGCGGTTTCGGTGGGTTACAAAACATCATACCCCAACCGCGGTCGAGCAAAGAATAGCCGAAGAATCTGAGCTTGACTGGATCATATGGCGCATCGTGTCATCTGATCGAATCAACAGCAGTCTGATCGAGGTTCAGAGCCTATACACTGTAGAGGACATCTATGATGCACATGAGGCTCTGGATGTCATAGAGGCTCTTACCAAAGAAGCAGACGCCAAGGCGAAAGCCAAGTCCAAAAGTAAAGGGTAAGTAGTGGCCTCCTCGATCAAAGTTGTAGACCTGTTTGCCGCAATTGGAATGAAGGTTGACGTTCGTCAACTGAACGTGTTCCAGAAAAGGCTTGCATTAGTCAAGAAACAGCTTCTCGACCTGAAGAGGCTCGCCCGAGCCCGTCTATCCCCCAATACCAATATCGGAGCCGTGCGCTCGCTCAACACCGAGCTTGCACGGACGCTTCGCCTTGCCCGTCAAATACAGACCACCGGAGGTATTAACGTCCGGCGAACGGGCGGAGGAGCCCGCGGGGGCGGCCGGAGGGGCGGAGGCGGAGCAGGACAACGAGGCTTCTTCGGTGGAGCCGCTGCTGGCTCTCTCGGCTTACGAGGAGGGTTAGGTAGAAACTTCCTTGGTGGCTTCACAGCCATTGTAGCAGTTAAGGAACTCTTCCAAGCCACGGCAGCTATGCAAGGTATCGAGGTTGCCCTTGGTGCCATCACCCGAGAGGGACAGACGACCGCCGAGATTATGGGCTTCCTTCGGGGAGAGGCTCAACGACTGGGCTTCGACTTCAGAACATCCGCCCTTGAATATGCTAAGCTCGCCGCTGCCGGTAACTCGGTAAACCTCGAACTAGAAACCGTAAATCAAATATTCATAGCAGCTCAAGAAGCTTCACGAGTGTTTAATTTATCCGTGGCCGACACAGAAGGTGTCCTGAAAGCATTTACGCAGATCATATCGAAAGGTAAGATCACAGCAGAAGAACTTCGTAATCAGTTGGGCGATAGACTTCCTGGCGCGGTAGGTATATTCGCTAAAGCTTTGGGTAAAACCACTCAAGAACTAAGTGAGATGCTTGAGAAGGGTCAAGTCCTTGCCGATGACGAAACTCTTCAGGCTGTAGCCAAAGAACTGAGGCGCACGGTCGAGACCCAGGTCGCTGCCGCATCGAGAAGCCTTACTGCGGTACTCAACAGAACCAAGACTGCATTGTTTGAATTCGGCGCCGCACTTGGTAAATCCGGAATCAGCAAGATTTTCATCGATGCGTTGAAGATTATCACGAGCCTGTTTAAACTTCTCGGGCCGCCGCTTATACTTATAATCACTACGATCAATATTCTGTTGATTCCTTTCCGAGCGTTGGGCAGTCTTCTTGGAACAATGATTGACCGGATGCCTGCGGCGGTGGCAGCCTTTGCGGCTCTCAATATTGTACTGTTTGCTACTAAAGTAGCTCTCTTCCAGGTCGCCGCTGCATGGCTTGTAGCTTTTGCTCCGATAATTGCCTCTTTCGTTATGATCTCAGCACTAGTGCTTGTAATCGAAGATTGGTTTGTGGCAGTTGATGGTGGAGACTCTATCATCGGCCGCATGGCCAGAAGCACAAACTTCTGGAATGCGATGCTTGGTGGAATGTTGGTCAACTTAGGCAAATTGGTTCAGTTCATGGGAGAACTTGCAGCGGCAGTAATTACCGGTGACTTCACTCAGTGGAGTGATTCTTTAAAAGAATTCATAGCGACGATAAAAGAGTTTCTCAGAGTCGCGACAGGTTCAGCCCTTCTTACAGACTTCTTCGAAAGTCTGGATATTGGTGGAAAGTTCGAAGCAGCTAAAATCAGTCCTACTTCGGAAGATGTTAGAAGCTCTCAATCTACTTTAAACTCTAATGTCACTGTTGAAATAACTGGTGATACAGAGGTGATAAAAGAGGCTGTTGTTAAGGTAAATGAGGGCGAAAGAATACAAGCCCAGGCCGAGCAAGGGGACAATGAATAATGAGCACCTTGATTATTCGGTCCAATAACAACATCATCTATTTCGACACTGCCGAAACGGTAGTTAAGAATTTTCCTAACAAGGTTACGAATCACCCTATTGAAGACGGTTCGCCGATCACAGACCATATCATCAGTGAACCTAAGAAAATCACTGTCTCAGGTGTGATCTCAGATGCATCGTTTTTCTTTCCGGCTGATGATACATTCAGTAAAGTCTCTACTCTTTCAGACGGTACTTCGAAACGAGTACCTGTTGAGGGCCGAGCACAAAAAGCTCTTGATGAACTCGAACAGATCAGAGATGGACGAGAAGTATTCACACTTCAGACTCGAAATGAAATTTTCGAGCAAATGGTATTCACATCTTTCTCTGTACCTCGTGATGCCAATACTGGCGCCGCTGCACGAGTGAGATTCACTGCACAACAAATTGAGACAGTTAAACGTCGGTTTGTTACAGTACCCAAGGCAAAAGCAGCCGACGCCGATAAATCCGGAGAGAACGCAGAAACGGGTAAGCAAACATCATCTCTAGCTAAGAGGTCTATATGGCTAGAAAGTTCCCAACAAGCAACTGCATTTATTACTGATTTGGATATCGAAAAAGATATAGATAAGATAGATGCAAAGCTCAACAAAGCAGCGAATTTTGAATAATGCCTTTTGAACTATCCATAGCGAGTCTTAATGCACAGAGCACTCAAACGATAACTTTGGATAGTGTTGTGTATCGTATGGTGTTCACATTCAACACTCGCCGTCTGGCTTGGGATTTAACCTTTGGCCTGGCGGACGGTACTGTGCTTGTAGCAGGCATTAAATTGTTGCCACAGATTGATTTGCTTGGTCGGCATAAAGATATACGACTTCCGAAAGGTCGTCTGTTTGCTTTTGATATTGAAGATGGTAATACAGCTCTTCGGTCTGAAAAAAGTGAACTCGGGACTAAACTGCGTTTGCTATATTTTACGGAGATTGAAGTCAATGGGCTTATTTCGGCGTGAATATAAACTGATCTTTGGAACTGCCGGAGGACCGGGAAGCGAAATCACAGATTTGCAAATAACGTTCAAGATCGTGAAAACGGCAGATGCGACGAAGAACAAATGTACGATCAGTGTCTACAATCTGTCTCCCGAGACGAGAGCTTTGCTTGAGATCGACAAAGACGAGAAAGGCGAAGGAAAAGATCCGAGCAATCCAGTCATTCTGTTGCAAACTCAGTATGCAGAGGACGTAACAGATAGCCAAGCTCTTCGTGGCTTTCAGACTCTCTTTACTGGTAATGTGATCAACGCGATCACCTCTAAGAAAGGAGGGGATATGATCACGGAGATCGAGGCGTCGGATGGATATGTCGCATTAAGAGAAGGTGTCATAGCCAAGAACTTTCCTCCCGGCACGAACCGTCTGCAAGTTCTGAACGCTTTGATAGCGGAGCTGGGTGTTGACGCTGGAGAGATTCAGGATGGTGGCGCCCTCACGGCCTCAGTCTTTGAAAACGGAACTACTTTCGAAGGACCGATAAAGTTGATCTTGGATAGCCTAATGGAACCGATCTTTTGCGATTGGTCTATCCAAGATGGAGCTTTGACCGTTGTAAGAAAAGACTTAACGTCGGGAGAGACTATCCTGGACATATCTTCCTCATCCGGTCTGATCA